CAAGGCGAAGCTCGCCGAGATCGAACCGCCCGCGGCCAATGCCCCGGCTCCGGCCCCCGCGGCTCCCCCGGCCCCCGCTCCGGCGGCTCCGGTGGCCGCGGCGGCTCCTGTCCAAGCGTGAGCCCTCCGGGGTAGTATCCCCGCATCATCGACCCGACGCTGCGGTCATACGCTGCCGGGTCGATTCTACTGAACCTGTCGGGCCTCTGCTGTGGCACGCACACTTCGACGGGTATTTCCGCATCCCGCGCCCCGGCCGGCGTCGTAACCAGCCGGGGCCGGTTCTCCAAAGGCTCCCGGATACACCGCGAGCCTTTCGAGAACCGCAGGTTGTTGTGCTGGAGATTCACCGTGAACATCCGCAAGCGGTTCTACCGGCGGTACGGCGACTACACGGTCTTCGTCGTGGACGGCGAGGCTGTCCGCGATTCGCGGCCGGAGGGGGACGAAGAGTTCGGCGAGTGGTCGATCCACGCCTACTTCCCGAGCCTGATCCCCGAGAACGAAATCTGGCTTGAAGACGATCTGCCGGAGACCGAGTACCCGTTCGTCCTGGCCAACGCCCTCACGCAGCTCAGGCGACTGGGCTGTGGGGCCTCGAAAGACGCTGCCTACAAGGCAGGCAACACCGCAGAGCAGCGTTTGCGGCAGATGCGGGACGCGGATTTGGTCAAGTCCGGCCAAATCTACGTCCGCCGGTACGTCCAAATCGGCCCGATCACGGTCTGGCTGGTCAACGGCGAAGTCGTCCGCGATCGCTACTACGTTCCCTTCATCGAGGGCGGCAACCACGGTCGCTACGTCTGGATTCCAACCAACGAAGTCTGGTTGGAATACACGATGCACCCGGACGAGCTGCCGTACATCCTGGTCCACGAGTGCGTCGAGCGCTACCTGATGTTGGTCCACGGCTGGAAGTACGACCGGGCACACAAGTTCGCCAGCAACGTGGAGTACGCTCAGCGCAGCCGTGGCCGGCTGTCAGTGGATGACGCCGTGGCCGTGGTGCTTCGCACGATTCACGCTTTCCACAGCGGGAGAGGATGGTCAGCATGAAGGCTTTCTGTACGTCCGTCTTGGTTCCGCTGTCAGCCATCGTGGCGACTGTGCTGCTCTTCGGCTGCGAGCCATCGCGGCCGAGCCCGGTGGCCCCGATGCCAGTGCCCGATCGGCATTCGGCACGACCGGATCAGCGACCGGACCAGTGCTCGCGGCCCAAGATCATCGCCTTCGGTGCCGACTGGTGTACGGTCTGCGTCGCCGGTCACGCGAAGCTGGACGAGTTGGAGCGAATGGGTGTCGAAGTCGAGCGCGTCAACATTGACGAACACCCGGACCTGGCGGCACAAAACCATATCACGAGCATTCCGGTGTACCTGGTGATCCGCTGCGGGCATCCGACCGTGCGGACCCAGAGCATCGACGAGGCCGTGCGGCTGATGAACGAGGTGTTCGGGAGGTAGCAATGGCCGAGCGACGGTGTGCGAATTGCCCGCCGACGCCGGCAAAGCCAGTGCTGCCGCCCGTTTCGGACCTCGCGGTGCAGGACGGCAAGACCCTTTGGCATCATGCCACCCTGACCTGTCATACGGCGATTGAGCTAATGCACGTTTACACGCTTCTCGGTGTCCCGGGAGGCGATCCCGGCCATCTGCGGCGGATGGCTTCCCGTCTTTTGGAAGTGGCAAAGGCCAGTGAGGTGAACAATGCGAATCAGCGTACCCCGTAGCGATTTCCCGTTGGTGAGCATCATCGTCATCACGCCGAAAGGCGAGATGGGCACGGTGGTGGACGACACGCATCGGTATGTGGACATCGAACTGCCGGACGGCGTTCAGGAAGACGAAGTGGACGTGTACTCGTGCTTCCTCGGGTCCAACCAGAAGCCGGCCCGCGGCTGCGGCCCGTCGCTGCTGCGTGCGGCGACCCGGAAGATCATGTCGGCAATCGGCATCCAGCCGGACTCGGATTCTTCGGAGACCGAGGCTCAGCCGGTCCCGGACGCCCCGGCCCCTGCCGAGGATGCTCCCGCTGCGGATGCCCCGGCCGCGGTCGCTCAACCGGCTGCGGACGCCCAACCGACCGCCGACGTTCAGCCGGCCCCGGCCGCCGACGCCCAGCCGGCTCCGGCCGCGGATGCCCCTCCGGCTGTGGACGCTCCGGCTCCGGTGGACGCCTCGGTTGCGGATGCCCCGGCTCCCGCCGCGGACGCCCAGCCGACCGCCGACACGCAGCCGGCCCCGGACGCCCCGGCTCCGGTCACGGATGCTCCCGCCCCGGATGCCCCGGCTGCGGAGACCCAACCGGCTGCCGATGCTCAGCCGGCCCCGGCCCAGGCCGCGGACGCCCAACCGGCTCCGGTCGCGGATGCCCCGGCTCCCGCTGCCCCGGCTCCGGCCGCCGGCTAATGAACCCATGAGGTTGCACAGGACGAACGCAAACTGACCGAGCGACATGCCAAGCGAACCTGATATGCAACCTCTGAAACAGCGGTGGCTACACGATGGGTCAACGATGCGACAACCGCGGTGATCTCTGGGACGCCTTTGCGCAGGGCATCACGGTCGGGTTCAAGAATTCATCGCTCCGGTCGTGTAGCCGGTGGGCTGAGTATCGCAGGGTGATGGGGGCACCTTTCCCGGGTCCCTATAGCTTCCTGCATCACCCCTGGTGCCGCGAGATTCACAACAGCAAGGCCGCCTTCACCGTGGCGATGAAGGCGGCCCAGTTGGGGATCACGGAAGTCGGGATCAATCGGGCGTTCTTCACGCTCGATCAGTTGAAGCGCGATGTGCTTTACGTGCTCCCGACGACGTTGAATGCGAGCGACTTTTCCAAGGCCCGCTTCGCCACCGCACTGAAGCTCAGCCCTTACCTCAAGCAACTGTTCGTGGACACCAACACCGTGGGCCTCAAGTCCACGGGCACCAATGTCCTCTACATCCGCGGGAGCCGCGGCGACTCGAACCTGAAGTCCATTCCGGTCTCCGAGCTGGTCTTGGACGAATTGGACGAGATGGACACGAAGGCCATCTGGCTGGCCTTGGAGCGGCTGTCCGGGCAGATCGAGAAGCACGTCGTCGCCATTTCGACGCCGACCGTGCCGAAGTACGGCATCCACAAGCTGTTCCTCACGAGCACGCAGGAGCATTTCTTCTTCAAGTGCCCGTGTTGCAGCCGGCGGACGGAGTTCGTTTGGCCCGATTGCGTCGAGATCGTCGGCGAGACGGTCAGCGACCCGCGCTGCCAGGAGTCGTTCATCAAGTGCAAGGAGTGCAAGCACAAGCTGGACCACAGGGCCAAGCCGGAGTTTCTGGCCGGCGGCCTCTGGCAGGTGACGAATCCCCAAGCGGACCCGCAGGAGTCCCGTGGCTTTTACGCCAACCAGCTCTACTCGTCCACGGTCTCTCCCGGAGAGATCGTCATAGCCCACTTTCGCGGGCAAGGGGACGAAGCGGCGAACAAGGAGTTCCACAACTCGAAGCTGGGCCTGCCCTTTATCGGCGAGAACGCCCAGGTCACGGATGCGATGATCGACAACGCCGTGCGGAAGCACAGCATCGCCGATCTACGGCCGCTCGTCGGCGGCCGGCGCTGCATCACGATGGGCGTGGACCAAGGCAAGACCGGCTACATCTCGGTCGTGGAGTGGTTCTTTGACGGCGATAAGCGCGTGGACATCAACCTGGCCGCCCTTGGCAAGCTGCTGTGGTACGGCCGGTTCCGGGAGGACGACTTCACTTACCTCGGCCAGTTGATGCGGGAGTGGCAAGTCCTGGCCTGCGTGATCGACGCCGACCCAAACATCAATGACGCCCGGCGGTTCGCCCGCAAGTTTCATGGCTTCGTTTGGCTATGCCGCTATCGCCGGGGCATTACGGCGAAGGAAATTGCCGTCACGGAGGAGGACACGGGTGCGCCGATGGCGACCGTAGACCGCACGAACTGGCTGAGCTGCACGCTGGGCCGCTTCAAGGCGAACCCCACGCGAATCCAACTGCCGTGCGACGTTTCCGTGGAGTACCGCGAGCACCTGAAGAACCTGGTGCGGACCTACGAGAAGGATGAACACGGAAATCCCGAGGCGGTCTACGTCGAGACCGGCCCCGACCACTACGCCCATTCGCTGGTTTACGCCGACATCGCGTTGACGTTTGCGGCGGTCATGGGCGGCGGCACGAACATCAGCGGAGTCTTATAGGGAGTCGAG